TGCTATTGAATAGCCGCCCACCTCCTCGTTAGGCAACTGCTGCGAGGAACAGCGTACGTGTCAGGGTCGGTGTGGCTCTCTCCCCCCGTCTTCTCGACGAGGGTTCTAAGAAGAGCCTGCCAGCCACCATGGCCTTTAACAAGCCGTGGCTTAACTGCATAGCCTTTATATTCAAGGCGGCACAACGAAGCGTTAAAACGCCAAGGAATGCCCCTTTGTTTATTTTGCTCATGCTCACACACGTGCGAACGTCGCCAGCCAATTAGGCCGGTGCCGCCCAGCGGGGTCACGGGAACCTGGTTAGGGTTCCCATTCCACCGCCAGTCGACATCACTCGTAACATATGGTAGATGGCCATAAGCCCTCTCTACCAATTGTTGAATGTAGTCCGATGCTCGCCAGTAGCCGCGTTCCCACAGTGAGTTGGATAAACTCACGTAGGAAGTAAGCTGCCCTGAGTCACGCGTCGAAGGACACCAGGTCTTTCGCAAGCGAATGGGTGTGACATCGACGCCTTTATAGGCGTCGCACCCACAGGATTCTCTAAAGAATCCTGAGACACAGCTCTTATCCACGTTCAGCTTAAGGCCGAACAAGGGTAGATACTGCATGATCAGATCAGCAAATCTCTGATCAACAATAATGTCATCGCCGTACACATAAACCGACTGGCATGCTTTGCGCATGCTGGTCTTGCCATGTATACGTATCACTGCAGCCGCCAGTGAGAACACCGTAAGTGCTAACACGGGAAAGCATAAAGCTGAACCCATGGGAGCAAACTTCCGGAGCCCTATGACGGTGCCGTCGGGTAGCCGCGTTCTCGTACTCCTAGTCGCTAATAAAGCGTCAAGGAGGCCAATATCCCTAAACAAGGTCTTCACCAAGTCTAGGGACACGCGGTCACTCGCATCCTTCATATCCAACGTTGCATACTGCTGAGTACGCGACGCTGCTAACGCTAAACGACGATTAGTCGTTTGGTCACGAAATGACACGTGACCCTTAGTCAAGTAATGTCCTTCAATAGCATCGTAAAGTAATTTACGAATACCTTGTTGGATATACTGGATTTCGAGCGGCTCGCAGGATATGAGCCTAGGTCCGCGTGAGTCCTTAGGGACTAGAATGACCTTAGCGGTCGGTTCTAAGAGCCCATCACGCGTCAGACACCAACCACGTCCGTGGATTTCTCCACGAATGGGAGGTGGTGAAACGTGCCGCGATCCTGGAGTAAGCCGTCTTTGCGAGACGGGGTCCCCCAGGGATCTGCCGGCGCGTAAACCTCCAATATAGTCGATTTGATCGATTATCTGGTTTGCACCGAGCATCATATATTCTGTAAAAGGATATATGGTCTCTAATGCAGAGTAGATGCGGGAAAATTTAGATTTTCCAGCAGTCCGCTCACCAGTCGAAACAGCTCCAGGGCCATGTTTCGGGACAATGTCCCTAACAGATACCCCAGACAAAACGCGCGCAACAATTTGCCGCGCGTGCTGGACGACAATATCAGCAGAGTTAATAGTGACTTTATCCAAGTCACCCTCTGTTTGAATGAATGAGGTGACCACCTTTTGGGTAGTCTTCTCCTCATACGGAATGGCAATTTTATACATAAAGTATAAAAGCTGCCTACAGTGATAGATAGCGTTAGGGTCCGCATCACTGCGGATCTTACCATCATCTCCGATGATACGCTCAAACAACCACCCAAATAACTTGGGGATTGCACTACCGGGTCTCTTTTGGAGACCAGGTAGAGTGAGCGTACTCTCAGATGAGCTAGCTAGGACTCTGTCAAGAGTCTTGGCATAGCCAGGGAGAGTCTTCGTTAAAAACGAAAAACCCTCCCGAGAGATCCTCTTCTTGATTTTATTCAAGTCGAGGAGTGCCTCATTTGATGGATAACTATCTGCTACGTCGTACACAAGTTGCACATAGAGGTCGATATATATCGACTGGCTTTTCACATCTCCCATATGGGTTTTGATGATCCAGGCCACCATGACAACTAGCGACGCGGTTGCGACCCTCTTGGCCTTGCAGCCAAGGGGGCTTGCTCAACCGTGGTTAACACAGGATGCTGAACTCGATACAAGGAAGGAGTACTAAAAGTACGCCTGCGCCAATGGACCCTCACGGGCCATAAAAGCGCTAACCAGGTAAAGAACAGAATCCCTACACAGTCAGCAACTAAGCGAAGGACGGACACTACGGCTCTCCCGCAAGAATGCGAGAGAGACGAGTGCCAGAAACAGTCACAGCCGTGTTGGCAGTTTGGTCAACCGACTCCGTGAGGAGCAGGATGGCCAGCTGCGCAAGGCACTGCTGTGCGTTTCCATATCCAATGCCATTCGGGATTCCACAAGGAATCGAGAAGACAATGGATACAGAGCCTTTCGCCTCAACGATCGGGCCGGCGCCCCCGAACCCATCATTGGGTCCGGAGTATGCGAGGTCAATCCGAACGTTTGTGCGGTCCGTAACAAGGCCAACACTCTTGTTCTCATTACTTTGCTGTTGAAGAATCGACAGCGTCTTCGTGAGACCTTGAATATTGTCCCCAATGCGAACCGAACCCCCGGTCTTCAGATCTTTCAATCTGAATTCCTCTTCCAAATACCCCCCATTAATGGGGAGTAAGGAAGCGAGGGTCGTAGTCAACTTAATCGGGTCGTCAATCATGGCGAACCCCTTTCTAGTTTGATACTGCACTTGTTGGCTTCGTGACACGTAGTGACGTCAAAAGACGTCTTCGGTGCCAGTATGCCTGTTACCCGCCTTAAGAGCACGAGGAATACGCTGGGCAATAAGAGATGCGCTAATCGCACACCGCTTAAATGTCACGGCGTCACCAAAGCTCTTAGTCCGAGGCGGCTTGATGACCTGAGGAGGAGGTTTAAACCTCTTCCGCATGTATACTTCATTCACGAACTCCGTACCGGGTATATACTCGATAGGAGCAGAGCTCGGTGCGTCATTTTCGAAATCGAAATAAACGCCATGCTTCAACCTAGCTGACCACTCGATCTTGATTGCTTCACAGTAATCATGGACCACGAGGTCAACAGGGAACAGTCGTTTGCGGTTACGATGTAACCACTTGCCAATTGGAACAAACCAATCGACAACAAACGACCAGGGCAGAACATCCCAAATTGCAACGGGGTCTAATAGACCCAGTTGATCAATGAGTTGTTTCACCCGAGCAAGGAATGAAGTAACTTCAGGACATGAGAACGAATACTGCATCGTCCTACTAAGTACCGCCTTGATTGCCGTCCGATCGTATAAACAATCGGCATAGGTCAATCCTGGCGCATGTAGCTTGCCTACAGGAATAACGCGCGGCTCGAAGAGAATAATCTCTTCTTTCTGCGAGCGCCACGTATATACTTGATCAATTTGCTCTCGCAAACGATCATATGCCTTCTGCCATGTCTTTAAGACACGAATGAAGTCACGTAGATCCGCGACCGCAGGTTTGATACCGAACTGATAGCCAAGGTGCGTGCTAGCTAACTGCGCTGCAGTATAACTGGAATTACCCAGTCTATACAGCGCAGGTGTGCCAAACAGCCCAGTGACTAGTTTCGGCATCTCAATCACATCGACGATTAGAAACCAGATAGAGAAACCCGAATCAACGGGATCCCGATCTATATCTATATCCATGTCCCAGAGATCGTCGCGCCTAAAAAGGCCTTCGACGTACTCTCGCGGGAGCTTATAGTACTCCGGTGGAATCGTAGTATTTTTATAATACCACGATATCGGAGCAGTGATGCGAGAAGCAAGCGAGTTATTGGATGTGTAACCGATAATATCGGCTACCAATCCCGTGCTCGCCTGATGAGTAACAGCAGTGTGATTCCGCCAGTAGCTTTCATGATAACAATCATGAAAACGCTTGCGAGCGTCACTCACAGAGTCGATCATTAACTGCTCCCTATGACCCAATGTCGATTCGACAAAGGTATAAGGAACGAGTGTATCGGAACTGTGCCATGAGCCGTGAACGATGGGGATATCCTCATCTACGACCCAATGGTGCGTTGACCCAAGTTCGGTACCTAATGTACCGACCTTCCTACGTGTGCGTTTTTCTGTATACATAGTTGTCCTATCAAAGAGAGTCCCTGCA